AACTGGTAAAGTTACAAACCTGGGGACAACCCCTAAACTGTCAAGTTCAACCCTCTGGTAAAGGTTTCTTCCTTGCACTATAAAAAGAAAGTAATTATTTTTCTTTTGCATATATCTTATTATAACATAAAACTTGACCCTTGTCAAGCATTAGTATGAATTATTATTTGGTTCTTCATCATCTGAATTGAGTAAAGATTTATCTTCAATTTTGCCAATGTCTAATGCCAATAAATCTGGATCCAATTGATGAAACTCTACCGATTTCTTTAATTTGGCATTCTCTTTTTCTAACTTCTCTATCTTATCTTCGGCAACTACCAATAGATGTTTTAGATTAGCAATCTCTAAATTGGCATCCATTAGTGTATGTTCTGCCGTATATCTTCCTGCGTTATCCATATTATCTCCTTTATTTTGCTTTTACCATTACTTTAGGTACTATATCACAATTGTATGATAATGTTCTTCTTACTTGGTCTGTACCACTAAACGGATAAACAGTATGTACCAATGTATATGGAAATATAAAGAAATCGCCAACTTTAGGACTTAACCTAATCTGTGATATTGCTAGTGAATGCTGTTGACCACCTATAAATTCTAAATGTCCGTTTGATGGAGTTTTAGGATTGATTACCTCTTCACCATATGTATCAGGTGTTTTTAAAAATAATACAGATGAAAGACCTACTAAGCTATTTTTACTCGAATGAAAGTGAGCAGGATTATATTCGCCTGCAAACATATCATTTATCCAAGCGTTATCTAAAACTGTTTGATGTGTTTGTCCTAATACTAAACCTGACCTTTTCATATATTCTTGAAAACACATTTGAAAAGTGCCCTTTATACTATCATCTAATAAATGATTGACTAATTTTTCTTTCTTAATTTTACCTGCAAGTTGAGTGGTCCAATCTACTGTTGTTTTTTCTTTTTCATCAAATACATTATTAATCTCATCAATAAATGTTTTAGGCATTTCTAATTTAACAATTATTTCTCCTAATGTGTGTACTTGTACTTTTACTTGTTTATCATCTTCACTCATTATATCTCCTTTAATTTGTCTCTTAAAGATATTTTATATTTTGTAATATTATATGACAAAAAAGGTTTATATCTTTTCATTCTATCAAACAGTTTAGGCCACAATACCTTCTCTGTTATATCTTTGTTTAGTTTTTTTGTAAACTTTAGTATGTCGTCTAGTATTATTAATGTCTCAAAGTTTATCTTCTTTGACAAAAACATTTTAACAATAGGTGGATGTTGACCACCTGTTGATAAAAATAAATCATTAAACTTTATATCTTTTGTTGTCATTCTCTCTATAATATAATCAATATCTTGTTCATAATAATAATGTAATGCTTCTAATTTTTTTGACCATTGTTTATAAGTATCGTCACCAGTTTTGCCAATGATGTCGCCAACCCATATATTAGTATTAGAAACAAAATTACTAAGGAAGTAATCAATAATAGACTTATCGTTATAAGATTTACTAAGCTTATGAAAGAAATAGCGATCCCTTCTTTTAGTAAAGGTCGCCAATCTTGCAGTTGTTCTACCGTTGTGTTTATGAAAGTCGTAAGACTGCTTTTTACTTGTGAAGTGGAGTTTGATTGCCAGATAGATTTTATATACTTCAAAACCATTCATTCGTTCCTTATTGTATTCCTGCTGCTTGTATTAACACACCGCCGACTATTGAAATCGTGTATGCCATAATTATTATCTCTAACATTTTTCTCCTTATATTGGTAATTTTGCTGTTTTCTCTTTTAACATATTCAGACCTTGTGCTTCATATGCTATTTTTTCTTTGAGACCCTTATTAATCATAGACTTGGTTGTTGATGGATCTATTTGATTTTCTGTACAATATAAAACCACAGCGTCTATATAACTAACTCTTTTTTTTCTTACTATATCTTCGACCAACATAGCGAATTTATTTGGTGTAATTATGCTCATGTGTAATGTAAATAACTCCCTACCATGTATTTTGGTTTATCAACTGGTTTCATACCTGCATGAACCCAAGGCCATAAAGGTGGAAACATTAACATAGAACCTTGCTTACATGGTGACGCTAGGCCTAATTGAGGAAAGTTAGTTTCACCTCTTTCATTATCTTCTAGGTATATAAAAAATACTAGAAATCTTTTAGCAGACTCTACATTCATAGAATCTACATGAGGTGCAAACTCGTCTTTATCGTTTGCTAAATATCTTTTTAATCTGATTTGTTCAAAAGCATATTGTTGAGGCCATTGTGTTGAATGTATAGCACAATCTTTTTTGTACTTAGTAACATATTTGCTGTAAACATTTGATAATTGGTCTACATCTTCCTGATATTCTAAATGTTGATTAAAATTAATTTGTGTGAATGACATTGGTCCTTGGTCATGTGCTTCATGATGTTCTTTATTCTTTTCGAACCTATGAATTAAGTCGTTACAATAACTAGGGTCTAAAACATCTTTGTAAATCTGTATGTAATTATTCATATGTTTATTATACTACAATTTTCGAAGTTTGTCAAGGTCTGACTGCCTTATTTTTGGGTCGTAAATCTCTTTTGTTGCTTGACTTCCTGACATATAACCAATACCATAAGCACAAGCCATCAGTATTCCTACTGGTAATAATATTTCAAATACTTCTAACATAATAATCTCCTTTTGTTTGGTGCCAGTTTCTGTTGCGAGGTACTGGCAAACCCCTAACGACCTAGGCCGCTAATGCATACTCATTAAAGTTTGCGTTTATATAAATTTAAAGTCTTCCGACTACCCTCTCCAGTACGATTTCTAATAGCTGTCAATCCTATTTCGCCCCCTTATAGGTCTATCTAGAATTGGTGGAGGCGCTGGGTACTGCCCCCAGGTCCATACTATTTACTCTCATTACCTTCACAGAGAATCTGGTTGTATAATTTTATTACCTTCATCATCAAAAAACTTCCAGTTCATACCATAACCTAATATGCAGGTTAAACTTTCACCATTTGGTCCTAGACCTGGTATTGTCATAAAAAAAGTACCACTATCTCTTTCAATACTATGACCAAAAGATAATATACCTATAACATCACCGTAAGGTGTTCCATCTTTTCTTACTTCACCTACTAATATTTGTGATTCTTCCATTAGTGTTGATGAAGTTTCGAGCATAAAACCAGTATCACCACAGAAAACAGGTATCGTTTGTTGTACCATTCTTTGTGTATCGTATTGTGGTGTTGGTTCTTCAAGAGGCTCAACTGGTGGTGTGTTTGCAAGTAAACCACCTGCTTGTGCAAAATTCAAAACAGAAAATAATATATAAAAGAATAATGTAATCGCACCAATGCCAATAATATTTTTAAGTGTTTGTTTCATTGTTTTCTTTAAACTCCTTTATTGCTGTCTTTAATAAAGGTAAATAATCGTCTTTTGATTTTGTAAATGTCTGTATACCACCATCTTCGGTGACTACAAGAATTACAACTCTATCTATTGGTTGGTCAAATCGTTCTTCATACATTTCACAGTAAGCAGAACCTTGAATGAAATAGTTTTCTATCCATTCTTCTTTTTTCTCTTTAGTAGAGGTTTTAAAATCTATTACAGATAATACACCTTTGTAATCAGCGATACAATCAACACGACCTGCAACACCATAATAGTCGCTATATAAGCCGCCTTCTTGTATTCTAATATTATTTATATTATCTAGTTCGGGTTTGAGTAAAGTAAATAATGCTGTAGGTAAAACATCTTGATTAGATAGTTCTATATTATTTAAATAATCTTCAACTAATTGGTGTACAGCAGTTCCTCTTTTAGCTGCACTTCTCATTATTTGATTTGCAACATCATTACCAACTGATTGACGCCATCTAACTAGACCTTCACTATTTCTACCTGATAAAACTGTTGTAATTGAAGGATACTTTTTACCTTCTGGTGTAACATAAAAGCGTTTACCTTTTATAGTTTCAGTATGTATATCTGGTAGTTGGGTTGTTAATGGGACATGACTAAAAGATTTCATGTCGTAATTGTCCTTTAGAAAGGTGTTCATCTTATTCATAATAATTCCTGTTAATTAACTTACTTATATTATAACAGGTTTTCTAGATAATGTCAAGCGCTAATTTGGTAGTTTCCTCAACTCGTCTAGTCCAACCTTTACCGAAAGTGTCAAAAGTAGATAATTGCTCATAATACTCTTGTCTCAATGCTTGATATTTTTCTACAGATTCTGCTTCGCCATTTTCTCTAACATATTCTTCAACTTTTGCCAAAGTATTAGGACCAATGCCACCATCAACTGTAGTGCCAATCATTGATTGTAAGAATTTAGCTGCACGACCAGGTCCTGCATTTACACCGAAGTCAAATACACATAGGTCTAGACCGCCAGGTAAATCATCACCTTTCATTTTATCCCAATAACCTTTTTTGTATATTGGTGCCACATCTTCGACTAGTAAATCTTTCATGTCTTTTGTGCCACCATGTTCTAGGTATACTCTCTTAGTAACACCTAAGTTAGTTTCACCACCTGGGTCTTTAGGATGATTTACATAACCACCTTCGTGATGTAATATTGTTTCTAAACACTTGTCATAATTATTTTTCATTTTTTTTGTTATCCTCTTCTAATAATTTATTCGCTAAATTTTCTAACCTGTCTCTTTTTCTTTGTGTAGAGCGTGGTACTTGTCTTGTTCTTTCGAACTCTCTATGTTTTGCTATTATTGCTTTGTTCTCACCTTTTGCCATTACTTGCCTCTCGTAATTGCTATTATCTTCTTAACTTGAGATTCAATAACTTGAGCTCTGTTAGGCCAATGTATGTATGCCTCTGGTGATTTTGCTAATTTAATTAATAAAGGTATGATAAGTTTTTCTAATTGAGCATATTTGTCTTTTTGTTCTTTACCCAAATTATCTTTTCTTAAATCATACTCATCATCCATTTGTTTTTTAGCAACATCTAATTCGGTCTGATTCTTTTCGTTTACTGCTGATTTAGTAGAATTAATTAAAGATAAAACTTTATCTAATTTACTATCTAATCTATTCACAATATCGCTTGAGACCGCCTTAGCAGTACTGTCTGCTGTTTGTTTTACTACTGTTTCTGTTTGTTTAGATTGTTCATCTGACGGTTTCTCTTTGACCGAGGTAAAACCCCAATCACCATCACCCTCAAATCCATCTAAAAAATCAAAGTCTGCCATATATATTTCCTTTAGTTGGTGTAGCTACACACTCATTTGATACATTATCGGATTGACTTCTCAACTTATGACCATCGCCTGGCGTGTTGAAGTTTCTCGATAGTATCAATTATATTTATCTTCCTCCGCCTTTAGACTTACGGTCTCTATGTTTTTTTATTGTCTTTTCTATTTGAGATTGTTTAACTGTCTTTTTACCATATCGTTCAGCAAGATTACTAGCAGGATGTGCTTCTGAAATTTTAGACATAACTTCTTTCCAACCGCCATCTGTTTTACCATCAATACTGCCAACACTTGATACAATATTCATTTGTGTTGGTGGTAATAATTTTACATTTTTGTTTCTTTTTAGTTTTTCCATCTCTGCAATAGACATGAAGTCCTCATAAATTACTTTTGTTTTTAAGTTTTGAAATCTATATGTTGGCATTGTTTAGCTCTTTTTCTATCTCATTAATTTTTTTACTTAATTCTATTGTATCTCTTTCAATACGATAACAAGTCTTTTCTATAAGTAATAATTGTTTTCTTAAAAGTTCAAACTGTTCATCATTCATTTTTATCTCCTGGGTCATTGTACTCCTTCACTAAACCATATTGGTGTTGGTCTAGATGTCCACTTTGCAAAATAAGCCTTTGCTTCTATATAGTAGTTTTTATATGATTGAATACTATCACCAGGTACTATGCATTGTGGATAATGAGACATAGCAGGTGGTGGTTCTACCCAACCGTTATCTTTTAAATTAACTGGTGGGTGTTTTAAAAGGTCCTCGAGCAGTTTAATCGTACTGTGTTTTTTTTTATATCGGTGTGTATATTCCCTGCCAAGTTCGGTGAACAGCGAGTACAGCCAGTTGTAGTGCTGAGAAGAAGAACGAGCCCACACAGCACTAGGGTGGTGATAATGTACCGCTTTGTAAATTGTTGCTTCTTCATTTGGATTTTCTAATCGGTACCTTTGTACTCGTCTGCCTGTTTTTGATTTTGCTTCATATTTAATGCCGTCTGTCATTCGTTTCGCTGTAGATAATAATTGAGCGTATTCGACAATCATTTTGACCACATGCTTATCAACATGAAGTTCAGCACACACCGTTGTATCATTATGTAAATAAAATATATTCATGTTAGTATTATATCAGTTTAATTCTTTCTTGTCAACCCCTTTGATTCCCTGCATAAGGGATTGTAGTTTGTCCATCCATATTCTTTTAAAATCTGGATCTTGGGCAGTTTGATGTGCCTTCCATAAGTTTGCGGCTCTTCGCCAAAATAGTTCCATATTATAGTTCATAAACACCTCTTATATTATATTGTATTATTTCTTTCACTAGTTCAACATATGTAGGTTTACTAGCATATTTCTCTAGATAGTTTGCCAATTCTAAAGCGTCATTGACACCGTTTGCTCTTGCCACTCTTAGTTCTTCAAAGGCATGAACATTGTTTAGTATATGTAAGTAGTCAACAACACTTTCACATTTACTATTGTACATCTTTACACCCCACCCTGGCCAATCTGTCCATGGTATAGGTAGTAAATATTTTTCATCTTTATCCCATGTTCTAATACCAAATAGATTATTACCTTCATTGGCAAATCTAGATTTACCCCAGCCAGTTTCGATAACTGCCTGAGCAATAATTAGTTCATTAGGTATTTGATACTCTACTTCTATACTTTGATACAAATAATTGATACAAGTATTTAAAGATTGTACAAAATTTTCATTTGATGATGTGTCAATCTGAGGTAGTCTATATGTTTTTTCAACTACCTTATGAACACCATACTCTAAATTAATTTTTTGAGCTAAAGATGTAACAGCAGGATTTTCAATCCATTCTTCAATGTCAAGTTTACCTCTAATATCTTCTAGAGGTTCTGGTATTGATAGTTCATTGAAACCTGGACATCCATCATCTGTACAAGGTTTATCTGAACAGGCATATACAAAAAGGTATATACCTAGAATTGTTAATACCGTTGTAAAGTATTTCATATTAACTTTTTCAACTCTCTTTTAGTTGCATAAGGTTTATGTAATTTACAAGTAAACCATCTAAAATTTGGTTCATCTGTAGCAGGACCTTGAAACATACCATTTGTTCCATGTTCATTAGTTGCCTCTGCATAAATTAGTTTTTTCATAAACAAAGAAAGAGCAGCGTCATACTCTTTACAAGGTTTATATTGAGACCTAATTCGTTTAGGTGTCTCATAGATACCTTTACGGTTGTCTATGATTCCGTTTAGTATCTTTTTTTCGTATCTATTTAATTTTATCAAAATGTAGCCTTTCGTTATTATTTAGTTATAAACAGTTACGCCTGGTTCAGGTGCGTTACTGAGTAGTCTTGTTTTGTATTTTGCGATTTCTATATCTTCGGATCTCATATTTTCAAAAGAAGATAATTCATTTTCTTGAACTGGATAAACATATTCTTCTCTCAACTCAGGTTTCAAGAACATATAATATTGATATGCCAATTCTTGTGTTTCAAACCATGTAACACCTTGAATTTCTAAAATCTCTGGTCTATCTGAATTTTTGATAGACAACATACAGTAATGATTATTCATAATATTATCTTTCGTAGATTGCAAAATTTGTTGCATTGTTCATTAATACATAAGACGGATTTCTTTTATAAGTATCGGTGGATGGGCCACGATATCTTATTCTGTATTGTAATTTATTTTGTTTAATTACACTCTTAATAGAATCTAAATGTTTGATATCAATTTTTTTCATAATTGCAACTTCGTCAGGTCTTGCATAATAAAATGCGATTTTGTTATTAAACATATATTCATGTAGTATCGGTTTTTTCATTAAGCAGACTCACTTTCTGATAATGATTTAATGATATTATCATAATTAATATCAAATTTGATGAAAACATTTTCTTTAATTTCTTTAAGAAAACTAATTTTTTGTTCGTTAGTTTTATAAGAGTTAAATTCGTTATATATTTCATTTAGTGTCATAATGTATATCTTTCTTTTTTGTTAATATACTTATATAATATACTAAAATGAGCTAGATTGCAAGCATTATTCCAATAAAAATGGACTAAAAAACCCTTGTTTTCTGCGTTTTTTTGGATTATTCCACATAAAAAAACCCTTATAAATCAACGATTTAAGGGTGTCTTAAACTGTTGAAAAATAAGGGTTTTAGTAGGGGGTCCTAGGTATATTGCAATATTAACCCCTATATTTTACTCTTTTTTCATAAAATCGTCATTCCAATCGAATGCTTCTTTAACTAGATTACCAGTAAAGCCTTTGTATTTGTTGTTGACTTTTTTGTTTACAACTGCTACTAAAAACTCTGATTCTTCGGCAGATAGACCTTCTAACATTTGAATAAAAAGTGTCTCTCTTTTGTTATTAGATAAAGTATTATCGCCACCTTTTGTAAACAGATATAATCTTTTTGCTTCTTGTTGCAATATGGTATGTTCTGTTCCTACAGGTGCATCATTTCGATTAAATGGTACATCACCTTTTGGTAATAACCACTCTATTTTTGGATCAAAAGCACCTTTTAAAACTTGTCTTAAAGATATCGAGTCGTGGTCCTTTAATACTTTTAGTTTTCTAGGTTTGTCTTTTGCATTATTAATCTTCATAGCAATCTCACTCATTAAAGGTGGTATAGCTCTACCAGCGTCTGACATCGCTGCCATACCTCTTTTGTTTGCTAATGCTGGGTGGGATTGTGTTGGTTCTATTTGTGCTTGTGTTGAAAATCCTTCTTGACTTGCAATTGTGCCATCTGGATTTCTTCTTATTATTGCCATGTTATCTCCTTAACAGTTCTTTCGAAGTCTAAAATTCATCAATGACTTCGATTAAAGTTTTAAGTTTTTTGTTTATAAAGTAACCTAGTATTTTATCTCTAGTGGCTACTTTGACATTCAAAAACTCATTATTAATTTTTTCCTCAAGTTCTTGAGGTATACAACTTAAATCAATTAGTTTTCGATTTCGGTTGTAATTCTTTTGCTCTTCTTCGGTAAAGGTCATAAAAACTTCCTCTACCCAACTATTTATCTTTTTTTTGCTTAGAGGTCTTTGTCGTCTACCATCAACGAACACATTATCATCTGATAATACATTTGGTATACCATCACTTCGGTCACCTTTTAATATATGTTCTTTAATATATAGACTTGGATTTTCACCCTTACCTACAAATTTGTTTAGAACAGGATTGTATTGTTTGACATATTCATTATGTAATTGTATGAAATCTTTATCACCAGATAGTATTAATACCTTTTTCTCATGGTTAGGTCCTACTATTCTTTGTTGTTTTCTGACTAGTGCAGCAATTATATCATCAGCTTCTGTTGTTTCTAATTCAATAACTTTGTATGGTAAAAATGTTTTAATCTCAGTTTTGATATCATGCAACATAGAAAATATAGCATCCCAATCGTGTTCTGATTTTGCTCTATTTGCTTTTCTACCTGCCTTATAATTAGGAAAGATTTCTCGTCTCCATACATTCTTACTATCACAAGCGATGACCATTTCACCATATTCTTTTCTGAATTTTTTATTGTGGGCTCGAAGTGAATTAAGAACCATGTGTCTAACAAGTTCTTCATTTAAATCAACTGCATTTCTACCACTAATTTGAACCATTAGGTTAGAAATCATAATCTGGTTTATATCAACTATAATCATTATACAAATACCTTTAATATTCCTGTAAACAGTAAGGTTGCCAAGGCACCATTTAATAGTATCAATGCCCTATCATGCCATAGATATCCAACCCAAAACCATCCTAATGTTCCTATAAAACTAAAATATAAATCTAGTGTATGAAACCCGCCAGAGGCTCTAAAACAAACTGCAATAAGTATGAATACACTTGCTACCCATTTTACATACCATGATAAATCAAATTTAGGGGTAATCTTTTTAAATACTCTTGTTGAATTGAGGGCTTTTATTTTTTGGTCTAACTTCTCTGTGTATGTCATAATAATATTATATCAGGTTATTGACCTGATGTCAAGCACTAATCTAAATTAATATCTGGATCAAATTGTATATCTAATTCTTGTTGTCTTTCGTCTTGTTTTTGTTTGGATTCTTTTTTATTTTTAGTAATAAGATTACTATAATTAATATCGGTAACTTTTCTACCATCTTTGAGTGTATGAATTTTAGCAATACTATCAGAAATAGTCTGCATTGGATGATTTCTACCAAAGTCTCTTTTTAGCAAGCCTTTAATGGATTCAATCACTATTGCTAAATCTCTTAGAAAGACATCTGTTTTAGTATCAACAACATTTTCTTGAAGCACATGAATAATATCTAAAATTAAACTTTCAGTTATTTGCTCAACAAACTTATCTTCTTTAATTTGTCTTGCTTCTTCCTCTGATAGTTCAGGTCTTATAGGCTCGTTGTTATAAACAACTCTATGTGCTGGAAATTTTATTAACTTTCCCATTTTTTTCTCTATCTAACCTTTCTTGTTTTGCTCTTCGTGATTCTTTCAGACCGATATTAAGTAGTTCTTCCTCTTTGGCTTGTTCCTCGTGAAAGTACTTTATCTCTTTTTCTTTTGTAGTTCTCTCTTTATCCATGAGACTGCCTGATATGATGTTGGTTTTCTAGTGACCATTCTTCGTATTGCTTTATATACAGTAGGGTTTACATCTTCAGCAACTTTATTATTATCTACAATAATAAAATTACTTGTACCAAATAGATTTTGTAGTTTACCTATGTTTTGTTGTACCTGTTTATGATTTGATATCACAATAGCATCTGGTACTTTTCTTGCTCTCATTTGATTTCTTTTAAGAGCAACTTCTAAACTTGTATTTACAAACACCATATGCACATCATAACCGATATGTTTCATTGTGTTTGCTTCTGATTCTATTCTTGAGACATCT